GATACATCTCAAAGGGTGGCACCGGCGAGTCCGGCGACTGCTCAAAGAGAATCCCGCCGTCGCCTTCCACCGGCTCACGATGATCGACCCGGCCATCGAGAATCTCATCGGGGATGCCTTGCGGAAAGGCAGTGCATGTCAATTCGCCGGGATTGAGATGCACACAGGAGTAGCACATCGGAGTGAGATAAGTGGTCATGTCAGCACCACGGTTTCAACACTCTCATAAAGCTCATCGAACAAGTCCCACACTCCGGCGTACTCGGCATCGGAGAACACACCAAGGTCATGCCGGTCGCCATTCTTGTCGATGCCGTAGAGCCGGTACTTGTCCTGGGGGTTTTCTTGCTGTGTCATATCGCTGCTCCGACCCCTTCGGAAAGACCCAATATCTCTCGACTGTTTTCGATGAACTCTTCCCAACCTTCGCCGCCCTCCATCTCGTGGTAGTACCGGACGAACTTCTCAGCCAGGGATTCGGTCATGCTCCGAGAGCCGTAGGTCGTGATTGGGTTCTCCCCCATCATCTCTGTCCAACTCAAAAGATAACTCGCTGAATCTGGATTAGCCATCGTCTTTCGCTGAACGCTCCGATGAATGGCGTGGCCGTACTCATGGACGATGGTGGCTTGCATCCCGGTCAGACCGGGGTGTTCAAAAAGCTCCGACTCGGGAATCTCATCGGGGTCGAGTCTCGGGTTCACGATCATCAATATTCGGTTGGGAGTGGAAATCACTTGACCGAAGGTGCCTTTCATCGAGGGCAAGTCCCAAATCGATTCCACACCGCCATCGGTAAGGGCGTCAGCCTCCATCGAAGCCATCATCGAACCAAACGGGCTGGATGAAGCGGCGGCTTGGAACTGCAACCCCTCCAAAAACCATGCTCTGCCCTGCTCGTCCTCACCGGTTCCGATGTAGGCCAGAGCATCATTGGTCAGATCGCCAAAGCGTCCTTCCAGGGCATCGACCTCGACATTGAACCGCTGGTCAAAACCGGGATGGGTTGCTCCGACAGTGGATCGAAGCGGCTTTCCAAAATCAATCGGGACTGCTTCCTCGGGGCCAGCCGGGGTAGGGGCCATGTTCGGCTCCCATGCGTCATAGAGCTTGGCAGTGTCGGGGTAATGCTCCCTCATGCCAGGAAGCTCGATGAGAGGCCCGTATTCGGCCCAATACTCGTCCTTTTCCTGCGGACTAAGCATGTGATAGGGCTTGACTTCAGCGGGGTCGTAGCGGGTCTGAGGCATCTGAGAGGGGATGCTCATGCCGGAGTGCCATGTGTCCCACGCTGCCTGTAGCTCGGGGCTGACCGGCTCGTAGTCGGTGGTCACCGCGACCCACACTTCGGCATAGGCCTCCGAGGACTTGGACTTGCCGTAAGCACTCGGAGCCAGATTTTGAATCGCGTATCGAGCCGCCTGAGTCTCCGGCCAGTTGGAGCTATCCGGCATGGTGCCGAAGCCATCAGACTGCCCCACTTTTGAAAACGGCTGACCGACCTCAAGCATGGTCTCCGACAGATACCGGAACTGTCGCTGGTGGCCGAACTCGTGAACCAGGGTTGAGGTCTCATCACCCTGTGCACTGCCCACACTCCAAGGCATCGACTTGCCTGAGTTCATCCCCTTGGTCTTTTGCCACAGCTTGTCGTCTTGGAAATAGCTCTGCCCGAGCACGATGGCTCGCTTCCCGACTACCGGCCCAATCCCGCCGGGGTGGTCGGTGCCGGGATGGGCGACAGCGATGGCACCAGGGCCACCGGGCTTCACCCTCGGGTCTCCCACCGTGGACGCTTGCTGATCGGTGACAACGGCACCGACCCGAAGAGCGGTATCGGGATCGATGTGAGTCAGCCAGCGATAGCGCTCGGCAAGAGCGTGCTCCATCTCGGGGCCGGTGCCCGCCAGATCGAAAATGGTTGGCTCCCCCCGAAAGGCGGCAAGGTCAGCCTCCATCTGATCCTTGACCCATTGATGCTTCGCCGATGTGGACAGCGAGTCCCAATTAGGGGGCTTACCCATCGGGGGGAGCGGTGTGCCCACCGCCATGCTCGACTTCACGATTGGGGGTGTCGGAGTGTCGGGTGGCGGTGTGGGCGGCACACTTGGTTTTGAAATCTTGGCCTTGGTCGGTTCCCTCTGTGAGACCTGATAGCTGCGGGCATCGAAGGTGTGCCCGAACTTGTCACCCTCCCAACGAGGGTCGGTCATTTTGACTCGGATGATCGGATCGCCCGGTTTCTCGGGGTCAGGGATGATGTCGATGACCTCACCCTGGACTTCTTTCTTCCCCCGCTGACCGTGCCGGAACCCGGCCATGTCGATGAGGTTGATGAGCCAGCCAATCTCGATAAACCGGCCATCACTTCCCCGAGGGTGAAGGTCGGGGTTCCAATCAGCCGCGACCAGGGCCGAGTTAGGGCCGTGAACCCTTTGGCGCAACTCGGCCCTGGTCAGCGACATGTCAGGAATGGACTCGGCTTCGCAGAGAGGCGCTCACAGCCTCCCTGTGGACGTTCCTGCGAAGCGACTCCCTCCGGCTCTCTGTCTCCCCACTGACGGTCTCGATGGCCTCAGCGATGGCCTCACGGCGCTCTGCGGCGGTCATGGTGGGGTTCTTCTCTTCCAGGGCGACGATCCGCTCGTAGACCTCACCCAACTGCTCCCCGAAGGCCTCTTGGAAGCTGGCATCGACCATCTCTTCCAGGGCTAGATCGACCAGCGGCTCGACCCCGGCAGCGACCAAAGCGAGCATCTGACCGGAAGCAACCCTTGCCCTCGGGATAGGGAGGCCAGGCACATTCACGGCACAGACGGCGACAAGCTCCAAGCCACCGTTGATCGGTCGCCAGTCACCGGAGACCGACGAGGCACGCAAGGTGCGAAGCTGGCTCTCGGAGACATCGGGCCGGAGTGCTCCGGCTACCCAAATCCCGAACCGATCCTCGCCCACATTCACGTCCATCATCGCTGAGTTGGTGTTGTCGTAGTGAGCTACCGCATCGGCCACGGTTGCGTTGATGTCGGCGTGCCCACCGGTGAGCGTGATCTGTCCCACGTCCACGAAGTCGCCCTTGTCAGTCTCGACCACGCCAGTTTTGAAAAAGGCGTACTTGCTCTTCGACTTGGGGGCACGTACCGAACCACTCATCCCGATATGAGACTGTCGCCACGAGGCGATGTGGCCCCGGCACTGTCCCGAGTTCTCGACCGAAAGCGGTGAGAGTCGCAGGAAGTTCGGGTTGTCGAACCATTCCCGAGGCGGTCTTACCGGGAAGGCCGCGGCGACCAGCGCCTTGATGTCCTCACGAACCATCCCGAATGGGGAGTGGCCGTTGTGAATCCCGTCTTCCAACGTCACAGCAATTCCTTTCGCTTTTCGGATCGAAGAGTCTTCAGTCTCGCGACCCTCTCTTTCTGATGGGCTATCTGTGTCTCGGTCTCGGCTTCGATCCGGCGTATCTCGGTCACTTTCAAATTGCGTTGTCCCTCGATCAACTCCAAATGCCCTGCTCCCGATGTGACCAGCGCTTTTACATCGAGGTCAGCTACCGCATCACGCAATTCAGAAACCTTGGCCCGGCCTTCGGCAGTCATCCGAGCCAGATCGAGTTCTGACTCGTGGATCAGTGCACTCAGTTTCGAGGTCGGGTCAATTTCAAAATCGAGTTTTGAATCCTGAACTTCAGGCGCAGGCTCATTAACTCTTTTCCCCCAATCCTTCGGAGCTTTGAACCCGAAGCCATCGGCGACGATGACCGACTCGTGTTTTTCAAAATAGAGGGTCTGGCTCACACGAGGAAGCTCCCTTCGGTCTGCCCTGAACCCCGGCGGCGACGAAGATACTCGCTGGCATCCCGGTACCCCTGCACCAGCCGGGAGCGGTTGTCCTTGAGTTTCTCAACCACGGATCGCTTGCTGGCGATGTTCCGAGCCTTCTCAGAAGTGACATTGCTGATGTCCATGCGAACCTTGGCAAGCTGGTTCCTCAGCTTGAGCGTGGGATCGAGGTTCTCGTCCATGCTCGTGTAAACCGCACTGGCCTGGTCTTTGAGCCGGTTGGCCTGTGCAGTGAGTTGAGCGGCTTTCTCCGGCGAGGCATACGCCGCCTTTTCCAAGAGGGCGTTTGCCTCTTCCTGAAAATCACTGGCCTTTCCCGCCATCTGATCGGCCCGCCGTTGAATCGCATCGGGGTCGGGTTTGATGAGGGAAAGCTGTGCCTGGATTTGGTCACGAGAGGCGCGCAGAGCGTCCAGCTTCCGGTCGTAGCCATCACGGAGCCGGTCAACCTCACCTTCGGCCTTGTCGATCTGAGAATCGGCCAGCTTGAGTTCGTCGTATCGGGCGTTCCGAAGCCATTCATCCTTCGCCCCGAGCATGTCCCTGATGTCGTCCATCTCGCCCTGAATGTCGGCTCGCAGCAACGGGTCTTCGGTGGCCCTCAGTTTCGACTCCAACTCTTCCAGCCGTCGCCGTGCACCCGCTTCCAACTGAGCGGCAAGCTCGACCTTTTGCTGAAGATTCATCGTCTTCCACTGAGAAGCCCGGCTCTCAGATTGGCCCTTGCGCCGGGCCAGGGCTGACTTGCGAGCCGCTTCCCGACGCTGCTCTATCTCGGCATCGGATAGCTCTCGGGTGGTCTTGCGATCCTCTCGGGCGTAGGGAGTGCGGGAATCGCCGGTGGGCTTCCGCTTCAGCTTGTAGCGCTTGGTGGCCGGGAACGCCGGGTACCGACTGCGAACCTCTTTTGAAATTCGATCCCCGTAGGGGTCATCGTCGGTAGCGGCCAAGAGCGGAGCAGCACTACCCCGAGTCCCGACATGACAAGCCACTCCGAACCCACCCATCCGCTGGCAGAGATTGGTGCAATAGCCCTTGGCCCTCGGCCCGAGGTACTTGACGAGATGTCGGTGACATCGAGTCCATGAGCCGGGGGTGCCCCATCTGATCTTCGTCAGCCCGCCTTGGCCGGTCGTCCAATAGAGCCGGAGCCGCTCGGTTCCCTTGAGACCTTCCGGCGATTTGATGACGGCGAGAAGCGTCTGCATTTCCAAATTACCGAGATGATCCTCGATGACATCGAGAGCCGCCGAAGAGCGAATCTTCCGCTGCTTCACTTCCTTGGGGATGAACTCGACTCCCTTGGTCGCTTCATCCACTTGCTCGATGACGCTCCCTTGGAGACCTTCCTCGGTGAGCACGACGATGGGCGGCGGATCGATAGAGCGGAGCGGGATGAGCCACTGCTCGTCCTCGTACCACTTGCCGTCATGTCGCCGGTAGAGAGTGGGGCCGGGAGCCAGGGCAATCAATTCCAAGACTGCGTTCTTGTCGAGTTCGTCCACGATGGCGACGAGCTTGGTGTTCGACGGCAGTTTTGAAATCGCC